ATGGTCATAGTAGTACTGATTTCTCAAAGCACCCTCAGCGCCATCGATCGTTAGGTTTACAATCGGTGCATTATTGCACACTGGCATCTTAGACGTGCGATCAATAAACTTGTACAAGATACGAGATAGCTGTGTAGGCGCCAATTTATCAACCTTACCTGCAGGTGAATAGTAATAGGTATCCAGTAGAATGACATTCCCTTTCTGGGTCAGTCCTAAACACAAGCAAGTCGTTGCAGAATTGATGTGCCCACCATCAAGGGCATAAAAAAGAGCCACGATATAATCGTCGCTCGGTACTTCCTCTAATGGGTTTAAATTGTGAATATTATAGACATTATCGCCAAGCCCCACAGGCTCACCAAGGTACAGATAGCGATAATAGTCATAGTCGTTTTCTTTAATGCGTTCGATCATCTTAAGCATCTGATCAGTAACAAAGCCCAAGGTGTCATTTAGGTAACTAGAATGATGCACCAAGTAATCCGGATCCGTTTCTTTTTCCTCTACCCACTCATTGATCCACTCATAGGGATTACGTGGTGGGTTATAAGACCAATAAAATCGAACAAAATCCGCATCTTCATGCTTTTGCCGCATAAAGGTCGTATTGGACTGATCAAACTCTTCCGCACTCTTAAACTCAGCTGCTTCCTCGTACCATACGGCGATGATATCGTCGATGTCGTTTGATTTCAGCTTTTGGAAGTCATCCTGACCATAGAAGTAAATCGTACTTCCAGTCTTGCGATGGACAATTTTGAAAGGACTGACCGTGGTGTCAAACCGTTTGAATATGAAAAATTTCTTCAACGCCCACTGCATCTTATTGAATACAGAATCGCGAATTGTGTTACTTACCTTACGAATAACAACGATATTTGCTTTCTTCCCTGAATTAAGATAAGGAATCCAAAGCCAAACTAACAACAAGGCAATCACGGAAGACTTAAACGAGTTACGACCACCCTTCAAAATATTATAGGGCTTTTCTGCCTCCCAAACCGATTGAAAGTGTCGATTGATTTGTTTAAACTTCTTAAACATCTTACTCATTCATCATCACCCCAAGAATCCACGATGATAATTGGTTCATCGTCATAATCACCTGATTCTGGTGTAGTTGCCTTCAGTTTGACGATCTGCGCATCCATAAGTTCCAATTTCTTGCGGCGCTCGTCTTGCTCGTCAGCTAGTGTGATGAACTGCTTGATCAGATTTGACAAAGTCGTCATCGCTCGTGATTGTGACTGCAGAAAATTCGCTTGTTTGTCCCATGCATACTGGACCTGCATGGTAGAACTGCTGCCACCTTCACCAGACGTCCATCCAGACTCTTCTTTTGATAGATCATTACGATCTGTCACAAACATGATCTCCTGCGCTCGTAGGATAGCAGCGTATTGGATCATGATATTGTTCCAAAGGATATCTGCCGGATCACTGTCTACAAGCTCCTGTGCAATCTCTAGGGATTCCTTAGGTATGATCTTAGCAAATAGTCCATGCTTGAAAGCATTTTTGTTTCCCTTAGGAGGCGCCCCTCCGCTATTACCTGCAGCATTCTTGTTACTGCGTTGTCCTCCCGGTGCGTCCGTTGCGTTGCGACGCGTTGCAACGTTTCCTGTTTCGTTGCGTTGCCAATCCTCACGATTCTTTCGACTTCGAACAGTAGACGGACTAAGTTTATATTTTTCAGCCAAAGCCTTCAAACTTATATCTTCGTTCTCGTATTCTTGTCTGATTTTATCCCATGCGATCAACTCATCTCACCACCTCGCTTATCGTGTTTGTTTTGTGGGTTTATGCCTTACGCATAGACCGATAAAAAGACTCTGTAACGTCCAAGTTCATTTCGTACATTCGAAGGGAAGGGCTAGTATATATTGTTCTAAACGGAAAATACGATTTGATCACTCGTTGTAACAACAAATGTCGCTTGTATTGCTTGCGAGTCTTTATCTTGTACTTTCTGATCATCCATCTTACTTCATCCTCACAAAGCTTTTCCATTGATTTCCTCCAAAACAAAAAGACAGCACGAGCGAATTCTGAAATGAGATGATTCACCTCGCTTCAAAAAGTTGTGCTGTCTTTCATATTTTTCGACAATATTAGAATAACACGTAAAAATCAATACGTCTGTTGAATCTGTGTTGACAACGTATTATACATTTTTGCTAAATCGTATCATCTTCATGATATCCGCGTGTCTGCTTCTTATATATTGATAGGTATACCCAGTCTCTTCAGCAACTGATTCTAGTGTCATACCTTCCACATATTTCATTTTAAGTATACGCTGATCTAGCCCCTGAAACTTTTCAATCGTATCAAGAATATCTTGCCTTTGTTTTCTCAATTCTTCCTCTCTGGTTCCCAATGATTCAATCACTTCCTTAAGTCTGGCTTGCTTTTGTAGAGCTGTTAAAAAGGTATGATGTTTAGCCAAATCACCATCGTTGCTAGAATAATTTTGCCAGCGATGTAATTCTTTTTCATTCAAATCGAGGGCAAGCTGCAATTCATACAGTTCCTGATCGATGGCCATTAATGTAGTCACCCATTCATATATGCGAATCACCCTCTTACATTTTTAATTTCTGAACATTCTCATCTTGAAATGTGATGATTGCGTTCAAGAACCCTAATACTAATGGATGGTTATTGTACTTATTTCCTAAATCTCCAATAGACCTCACTAGCCATTCCCAGTACTGATCAGATGTAATCGGGTACTGTTGAGTCATTTGGTTTGATTCTTTCATCCATTCATGTAAATCCGAAAATACTGCATTCCAATCCAATCATATCCCCTCAATTCTGATATAGATGCCCGGTTGATCCGCCCAAAATTTCTCAGCTACTAAACTGGCCACGTAGCAATCATCTTTCCAGAAGCCTAAATCGGTCATGCAATCCTGCAACAATTTCTGACTATTATCCAAATCAGGCTTCGTGTATTTGTACTCCCCATTCTGATGGCCATTTATGATAGGGAATAACCACTTCACCATGAGACGAACCGGACCGATCATTTTTTCTTCCGGAACATGTTTGGCCAGATGAGAAGTCAGCTTTTGACGTGCAGCCTGCAGCTCTTTCGGTTCATAGAAGTGTGGCTTCCCATTTACTACTGAAACCTTCTTTTGCTGGTGAGTCGTTTCTGGCGGAATCATGGGCATGAAAAATTCGATACTTTTATTTTTCATAATGCCTCCTATATAAACAGCATGATGAGCGAACCCATGCCCCAAAACAATGTAGTGGAAACCGTCGCCTCAAAAAATGCCAGAAAAATTGACTCATTTTGATCTTTTCGTGACTTTTTGCTGCTATAAACGAGATAGCTAACGAAAAGATCTAGTCCCAGCCCCTGAAAAAAACTTAAGTGAGAAAATCCGAACGTAGGGGATATAATCCCATTCCATAACGCCATTGTAACGAAACCACCGTAAAACATACTCAGGAACATCAGAGCTAGAGATCCCAATAAAATTCCCACTGCACTGAGTGCAAGTAATCCATTTTCTTCTTTACCATCCATCTAAAAACCTCTTTCCACGTTATTTTATTTTTCTAATCAAACTCACATTTTATTTTTCACTATCCATTTTGTCTTGGCTGTAACCCTCCGTAACTATCTACTCCCCAAGGGGAGATAGTTACGAGGTTAGCAGACACCGGTCTAACAACGTTTCTCAACTGTAACAAGCTAGTAACAAGCTAATAGATTGTCACGGATAAAGAGTTCTGTAACTACCTAATGACATGCCCTTGGATTGTTACGTTGGATTTGATTCAATTTTTTGAACGTTCCCATCACTAACTTCAAAACAATCATGTTTTTTTACTTTCCGATGAACCGAACGCTTGTCGATATCCAAATATTCTGCTACCTCTTCTACGCTGATTGGTCCACCGTCCATAGACAAAGCACTGAATGCTGTTTCCAATTCTTGCTTAGATTTTTCGCTACGTGATTGATTAGCTTGCTTCGTACCTTTTTTCCACTTGTCTTTTGGATCCTCGTCCAGCTTAATGTCAGCAAGTGATGGATCCAGTACATGAAGCGGATATTTGAACCACGCATTGATTGGATCAAACTTCGGAAACTCTCGCAAAGTTCCATCGATGCGCCATGCTGTTGCTTGTCTTGCTAGACGGACAGCTTGCTGCCTTTCAAGTTCTACCTGTTTCAAAATTTCCTGTGATCGAATTGCACTCATCAAATGTTGACCCATTTGCTTCACGCTGAATTGATCATCTTGGCTGATTTCGCCATAAGTTGGGTTATACTGTTGAATTACTCGTAAATAAACACTGCAGATTGCTTCATTCTCCATGTCCATGTATCTGTCTTCCGTGACAGGCAACTCAATCAAATCCAGAATGGCATCGGGATCTCGTGCAAAGACGCCGGATCCGGAAGATCGGTCAATCGAATTTTTTCCACCTTGAGAGCCCTTACTGTGATGGTGACAGTAAATGACGGCGCAATTTAACTCTGTCGCAATCTTATCAAATTGGTTCGTAAACTTAGCCATCTCATGCGCACTGTTTTCGTCTCCGGTCAGTACCTTATAAATTGGGTCGATGATCACGGCCATGTAGTTGGATTTTTGCGCACGTCGGATCAGTTTAGGTGCCAGTTTGTCCATTGGGCTAGTCTTACCACGTAGGTTCCAAATATCAATATTACCGACGTTCGCATGACCTTGGCCAAGTTTTTCATAGATATCAACAAAACGAACTCTTGCCGACCGATCATCTAATTCAAGATTGACATACAGCACCTTCCCCTGAGCGCAATCAAATCCGAACCATTTACGACCTTCAGCGATTGCAATTGCCAGCTGTATTAGTGAAAATGATTTCCCTGCTTTAGAAGGACCAGATATCAGCATTTTGTGCCCTTGGCGTAACATCCCTTTGATTAATTCTGGTGCCAGTTCAATTGCTTTGTCGAACAAATCTGATAAGCTTTCCGGATCTGGAAGATCATCGTTAACACTTTCGATCCATTCTTTCCATTCATCCCAAGAGGATTTCCCTATATTTGTATCAATGATAAACTGCTTTTTTTCTCCTCGTGTGACACCTGGCATCCGGCTTAGTCGAGAAGGGTTCCTGTTTTGATTATCATTTGTCAGTCCGTTTTTCTTGCAGACATCGTAAAGATAATCAACCCTCTTCCGATACTCCGGATAATTATCAGCATCCACTCTGACGATGGCATGAATCGATTTACTGCCGCTATAAAGTAATGCAGCAATTGGAAGCTCAAGTTCTCTCATGATCGCATTTTGTTTTTCAAGACTCATATTGTCAGATTCTACTAGCGCATAGCGGAATTCTGTGACATTGTCATTCTTTACACCTTTACCATCCATGGGATTAAAACGGATCCACGCACCAGCTTCCGGATTATAATCACCGAGAACTGAGCCAATATCATCGCCGCAATGGGTCAACGCTTCAATCAATTGACCTGCAGTTCGATCGAAAGCCCCCTTGTTTGAAGGTTTCCACTTGTCGTCATCGTCCTGCCAAGATTCCACATTGTAGGCAACCGTTTCTGATGGCTCGAATAAGGTTTCTAAGTATCGAATGATCTGTTTTGCTGGTTCCCATTTCGCAGGCTCATTTATTTCCTTACCTTCGATCCAGTTACGGTCAATAATAACCAAATCATCTTTTTGGAGTGTACCGTTCCAATCCAATTCATGGCCACCGTCTTCACTTCTGTAAGGGGATGTCCAGCCATAGTCTTTGGCCAACTGTGTAATTGTTGCACCAGTAACTGGTTGATTAGTGCCCTCAAAACTATCCCACTTCTTGAAGCATTCTCCGGAGTGATATCGCCCGGAATCTTTTTGGCTCCATTGGTCCCAATCAACCGCTGTATATCCTTCATGTTTAAGAGCCATCCCCACGTTGACCCATTCTTGATAACTCAGCACTGTTGGGTCAACGTATTGTAATAGTTCTGTTAAATCTAGTTTGCTTTCCATATGCTGCTCCTTCAATTATTTTTTATGCTTGCGGAATTAATCATCCTTCCATTTTCCTTCGTAAGTTAAGTGAATTCTGATCCACATCCAAGCGTCATAAGCCTCTGCATAATCACCTTTAAATAATTGTTTGATCATATTCTTAAATAGAAACCGTAAATGTTTCCAATCTCGGGAATCAAATGTAAATATACGTTTGATCACTTTCATCACTCCTCACTTTCCAAAGCCCACCCCATGATCAGGTCTTTTCTAAACACAGCCTCACGTCTCACGCCAGTTGAGACACCCAGATAGTTAAATCTCACAGCAAGGTCATCGTATCCGATAGGCTCCTCATCGAAATCACGCACATCTTCAAATTTCATCGTTTGCCCTGTAGGCAGCCAGATAATTAAACTTTTCATTGTTGATCCTCCTGTTCCTGCGCCCATTTGCCAAACGCTTCCATGACTTGAAATTGTTTTTCTACGCTTAATGTTCCGTAAGCTACGAGATGCGGACTAGATTTTCTAAATTGATCTCGACCAAGCTTATCCCAGACATCGTTAAATTGTTGATGTAATGAACCAACTAATGAAAAAGGAAAACAACCTATGAGCGGCCGCTCTTTCCACATTTTCTGTAGATACTCCAATACAATCTGCTGATTCGGATTGAGTTGGTACTGCACAGACAACTCAAAAATCTGCTTTACCTTCCAATATTGTTCCGCAGTTAGCTCGTCATCATGTTGCAGTTCAAATGCTAAATCATTGATTTTCGTTAATTTATCACTCATAATAAACTCCTTGTTATCTGCTTTTTTGGTGATGCTAATCCCCGATCTATAATATTTTTCAAATATCTTAATTGTTGATTCACATAATGCTCATCCTTGCAATCACTTAAACGCTTATCAACGTCTTGCAGTACATTCAGTGGAAAATCATATGCACTAAGTAAGATATTTATTTCATCGATTGCTGCCAAATTCTCACCTCGGTCCCAATTGACATATTTTTACAAAAAAGGCAAAGTGTTAACATTGCATGTGTTGATAGAGTATTTTTATGTTATATCATTGTTTAACGGACTAACTCAGGACTATAAGTTTTAGGTTCAACGGTATTAGGCGTACGCCATCCATTTGATGCAATTCGACCAATCATGTTTTTCGCGGCATCAAAAGACCACGTACCCACGTTCATAAAGCCACGTTGTTCCAACTGTCTGATTTGTTTCGGTGTCGCCAAACCTGCTTCTTTTCGCTTCTGTAAACGATCAAGCATGAGACTAGCTTTTCCGGCATTCTCGATTGCTTCAGGAAGAATACCCAATTTTTCCAATGCATTAATTTGTTGATCAGAAGGTGGTCCCATTTCCCAACCAAAGGAAGGAACATAGCTAGTTAAATCCTCGGCTTGAATGGACATTTCAAATTGCAACGGATCTACAAGTTTTTGCTTCCTTCGACGCATTTCTGCCAATTGTTTGGCTAAGGCTTCCTCACGCTCCGCAATGACATCTTTTTCGGCTTGTACTTCTGCTTCTTCCAGATCCAAGGCCATTCCTTGCTCGCCAGCATCTTCGATGTTTTCAGTCATCTTCTGTGCAACTTCATCACTTGAAGCAATCAAGTGTGCTGGATGGCAAAGCTCATGCCGTTCGGTGTGCCAAAGGAAATCAAGCAACAATAACTCTTCTTTGCCTTCATGCAGCCGGGTTCCTCGTCCCACCATTTGACTGTAAAGTGATCGAACCTTTGTCGGACGTAAAACTACAATACAATCGACCGATGGACAATCCCATCCTTCTGTAAGCAACATCGAATTACAAAGAACGTTGTATTTGTCATTCTCAAAATCTTCTAAAACTTCAACACGGTCTTTTGAATCACCATTCACCTCTCCTGCACGGAACCCTCGTTCGTTTAAGATATCCCGAAACTTTTTGCTGGTTTTCACTAGTGGAAGAAAGACCACTGTTTTTCTATTTGCGCAGTGCTTGACCATCTCATCAGCGATTTGATAAAGATAAGGGTCTAATGCCGTTCCTAAATCTCTTGAAGAAAAATCCCCGGCTTGTTGTTTCACTGCAGTAAGATCTAACTTAAGAGGAATAGTTAGTGCTTTGATTGGTGATAAAAAACCTTCTTTGATTGCTGCTGGTAATGTGTATTCATAAGCCAAAGATTCGAAATATGTACCGAGGTTTCGCATATCACCACGATCTGGCGTAGCTGTAACCCCTAGTACATTTGAATTCTCAAAATGGCTCAGTACTCTTTGATAACCATCACTAATACAATGATGAGCTTCATCGATGATAATCGTATCAAAGTAATTGGGCGGAAACTGACTTAGTCGCTTCTCGCGTTGCATACTCTGAATGGATCCCACCACGACCCGAAAGAAACTTCCAAGGCTCGTTTTTTCCGCTTTTTCAACTGCTGTTTTTAGTCCAGTCGACTTTTCTAATTTGTCAGAAGCTTGATCCAGTAATTCTCCCCGATGGGCAAGGACGAGCACACGCTCGCCCATTCTCACCCGATCTTCGATGACCTTACTGAATACAATTGTTTTTCCGCAGCCTGTAGGCAGAACTAGCAATGTGCGTTTCTTGCCTTCCTGCCATTCTTTTTGGATGGAACTGCGTGCTTCTTGTTGATAAGGTCTTAATTCCATGTAATCGCTCCTATGCTAAAATCGTGATACGTTGTGTTTTAACTTCGTGAGCCAGCTGTTCTTTCAGGTATTCACGGATATTTACAATTGCTTGATTGCGCCAAGCGCCTCCATCAGCTTCGAAAATGGCCGCACGTGGACCATCTTTCATCCGGAATACGAACTGACTAACTGGCTGTTCTACTTCAAGGAATGTTCGATAAGGCGCCAAATTCACTGGATTCGGTACTTTCACATCCGCTTTACTAGCAAGCCCTTGTTTGATTGCGACTGCTTGGCTCACACCATCGTCGCCAGTCGTTTTTACGTTGTCTTCGGTCACATTGCCTACCACTTGTAACAAAATCGCACGATCATCTAAATTCGTTTCAGTTTTTAGATCAACAAATTTAGACTGAAGCGCAATATTGAAAGCTTCCATATCGTAGAAATAACCAAAATCAAAGCTTGGGACAATCGCATCTACTGTTGCAAGCACTTCGCGTCGTCCATCAATTTCTAAAGTTCCCATCAATTTAATAGTTGATTCGTCTTCAATATGAAGAATTAATTTTTCCTCTTGGCGCTCAATGTTCGATTTCACATAATTCACTAAGCCGCTAAGTGTGTTGATACGGATACTGTTCTTGGCCAATACAGCATGAGGAAAAATTTCTTCCACGGTACCTGCAGTATTCACAGAAAACAAACGTCCATCATCCATTTCAACTATTCTTTCATGTGGTTCTGTTCCTACTTCTGTTAAAAATTTCATTGCATCTTTTGTTAAGTCCATTTATTTATCCTCTTTTCTTTTGTAGGTCAATTACTTGCTGGCGATTGGCTTCTTCTTTTTCGATGGCATCAATCGGTTCCCCAATATCTGTTTTCGGTTGTCCATCTTCTGGATCTAAATAGGTTTGCCCTGGCACTGCAGATCGCAGTTCATGCGCTTCTACTTTCCCACTTGCGAGATCCTTCCCTGTTAGAACGGTTGTAGATACACCATCCACCGGCGCAAGCTTGGTTGTGAAACTACTGTCGACAGCGATAACTTGACGAGTACCATCTGGCTTGAACTCCACTTTAATCGTAATGACACGCTTGGCTTCTGCCGACGTGTTTGGATCATGAATATTCTGAAACACTTTTTGAAGCTCACCATCCAATTTCTCTTGGATGGCGCCTTCTGCTAATTGTGACAACGGCAAATCGATTTTCTTAGTCATGCTTAATTCCTCCTAAAATGCTCCCGGTTGGTACCCTTGTTGCGGTTGGTTCGTTGCTGGTTGTTGGGTATAGTTTTGAGCTGGTTGCTGATTTGGATTTGCTACTGGTTGATTTGGATTTGCTGCAGGCTGCGCTTGATAGTTTGCTTGTGGTTGTTGGTAAGCCGATTGAGCTGATCCCGGTCGATCATTTAGTTGTTTTGTTGGATCCACATCTTCGGAATAAATCATGTAGCCAGTAGAATTGTATTCATTTCCATTGCTGCCCATTTCTTTTTTAATGGATGTCACACCAATTGATCCCACCACTGTTTGCCAATTCATTTGCAACTGTTCACCATGTCTCTTTTGACCGATGGCTCCGAAAAACGCCGAAACCATTCCTTCTGTACGTGAGTGCAAAAATAAATTATGCTTCACAGTCTTTGTTTCCCCTGTTCGAGTCTCAATTTTTAATGTCAAAATTGCTTTATTGCACGCTGGCAAAGGATTTTGACTTCTTGAATTTGGATTTGGATTTGGTGTATGACGTGCTCGTTCAAACTTTTCTACTGTAAACCAGTATTCACCCGGTTCTAGTAGTACAAACTCACTGTCTTGGACAATCGTGTCATCCCAGCCTAATTCTCGTTCTTGTTGAAATTGTTGTGTCATTGATTGTTCCTCCTAAAATTGTTGGTTTTTTCGAATTTCTTGAATCATAGTAAATACTTGTGGCCATGCAGCAACTAACACGCCATCAATATATCCCGGATCATAGTTTTGAATCGGTGTGCCTGTCGGATAGTACCCTTTTGATTCTGTCGCAGCCATGATTTCTGCAGGAATGACATTGTTTGTTTTCATCAAATCAACAAGTTGCTGTGGAATTCCTGCATAATCGTCTGGCTCTCGATCAAAATTTGGTTCCGTTGTTACTGGTTGCGTTTCTTGAACCGTTTCTGATTTATTTACTAGCGTTTCAACAGTTGCTGGCGTATTTGTTGCAATTGGTTGTTCTGTTGCCTGTGGTGTTTGCTGTGCTGCGAAAATGTGTGCAATTCCTGCAAAGCCCATATCCAACTCATCCGGCAAGCCAAATCGATTTTTTGCATCCCATGCTGGATGGTGGGTCGTATGCATGACACGCTTTCCGCCTTGTGCTTTGAATTTTTTTCCTTTGTCATCCGAAGCGACAGACATCGTTTTGTAGTTGCAGAATAAAACCATATCCGCCCACTCTTTTGTTAAAGGTGCCGTTGTAGCTAAGGTCTTTTTGTTACCTAGCTTCAATTCCCAACGATCGTACGCTCCCATTTCATCTGGCTGTTCAAACTTCCGAATTTGAGCATGTGCTGTTAGTACAACATTCACACCAATATCTTTGAGATCAGATAATTTATTGAGTAACCGGCCAAACTCTTCAGCAAGATACGTGTACCCATTTCCATAACCAAAATCTTCGATTCCCTTTTTGCCGTACTGGGAACAAATGTGCTCGATGCATAAACGCTCTGCCCAATCTGCAGTATCGATGATTAAAGTCGTACACGGCATTGTTTGTTTCACGAAATCGATTTGCTGTAATAGCATCGACCAGCTTCTAGGTTTATCCAAACGTGCTACGTCCATATTGTCTGTGCTGCCTTCCGTATCAATAAATAATGGATTAGGAAACTGGGCAGCCAGTGTAGATTTTCCAATCCCTTCCGGTCCATAAATCACGACCTTTTGTGCCCTTGCAATGACACCTTTCGTAATGTTCATTAAAATTCTCCTTCCTTCCACTTAGGTTGTAGTGATTGCTGAGGTGTAGGTCCGCCCTCAGATGGCGCTAATTTATTTTCAGTCACATAACCATCTTCAATAATGATCTCGCACTCGTCACCTGTTGAAACACGCGTCGCAATTGCCTGTAGGCCTTCTTGTTCTAGCCACTGGCCAAACTCATTCAACGTGACCATGTCCATTTGTTCAAGTTTGTCTAATAATATGAATCCGCAATCTGGTTTTAATTTCCGGACGATTGCCGTCGATACTTTTAACTGATCAGATCCGGACATGTTATCCCATTTTTGGCCGTTATAGATCAGCTCGCCATCAGCCACAGAAAGCCCTTGAAGTGGTAGTTTCGCATTAGCTAGTAACGAGACCTTTTCTTCACGAATCGCTGTGATATCATTTGTCAGCACGTCGTACTGATTCTGGTAGTCTTTCGCATCTTCTTCAGCTTTGTCCTTGTCTAAGTTTGCTCGGACTCGTCTATTGATCTCATCGACTTCTGCAATGTTTTGTTGTAATTCTTGTGTCGATTCATCTTGCAAGTTTTCAGCAGTCTTTTGAGCTGTTGCAAAGTCTTTTGATAGTCGGTCGAACTCGATTTGTTCTTTCTGCAGTTGTGCTTGAAGTTCTTCAATCCTTAAGTTGATCGCTTGGATGTTTGATTTTGACTGCTCCAACTGAAAAGAAATTTGATTAACCTGATTACGTTTTTGTTGATTTTCACCGTTTCTTGCGAGGATTTCCTGTTGCTTGGCTACCAAATCAGAAACAGAAATCAGTTCCTTTGGAGCATCTGGAAAGTAAGGCTGTTCAGCAGCAAATTTTTTCTTTTGATCAGCAATCTGACCAATTGTATGACGTTGATTGTAGATTTCTTGTTCTTTGCGTTCTAGTTCAAACAGTTGATCGCCTACACCAATAATCTGCAGGAGTATATTTGCTTTTTCTTTATTGGAAGAATCCATAAATTTGGGTAGATCAATGGCCAACTCTTCAACAAAGCTGTTCAATAAATTCTGTCCAGCTTTTTCTCCGTTCGGATCAATGACCTTCAAATCAGAATTCTTTCCCTTGCGCTCTACGACTAGACCATTGTTCATGACAATATGAAGGTGTGGCGGTGTGACTGATCCTTCTCGATGCGCTTGGCTTGGTCTGTATTTATTACCACCAAGCCCCCAAGCGATAGCATCAATGACGCTAGTTTTGCCTTGGTTATTGTTTCCACCAACAATGGTCAAACCGCTGGCGTTAGGTTCAATTTTTACTGCTTTAACTCGTTTGACGTTTTCAATTTCAAGCTTATTAATCTTCACTGCCATCGACCATACCTCCCACCGCTTCATTTAAATGATCAGCAATAACACTCAGAATTGATTGAATATCGCCTTCGACATCAATATTCGGTTCCTCATGATTTAGTTTATCAAGTCGAAATCTGCAGCCGATACAACCGCATTCTTTTAGGTTCTTTTCCCATTGCTCTAACTGATGAGAAATAGATGCCTCGATTCTCGCATTTGACCCAACCTGAACCAGTGGACCTTTTCCATCTTCACCAAAAGCTCCAAGTGACAAAGTAACGTTACTCTCCTTGCATTCTGTAGCCAAATCATTGATCAGTTGTGTAATTTTTTCGTTTATCATGTTATAATCTCCTTAGCATATGATTTATTTTTTGCCTTCACTAGCGGGAACTGGTGTAGGCTCTTTTT